TCCTTCTCTCTCTATTTTGGGGAAAACCAGCCCGAACTGGCCGCGATCAACCCGGATCAACTCGACTCGACTCCGGTGAGCCATGACCGGCCGCGACTGGAAACTCCCGGTTTGGGGGGATACTCATACGGCCCGGCGGTTGCACGTTGGGCAAAAGAAAATCTCAACATTGAGTTAATGCCGTGGCAGGTGAACGCGTTGTCGGGTCAACTCGTGCACGATGAGCAGGGTCGGTTGGTGTTTCGTGAGTCTCTCGTCAGTACGGCTAGACAACAAGGGAAGTCGGTGGCGCTTAGGGCGCTTATTGGTTGGTGGCTGACGGAATACACCGCGACGGTAAGCGCGTCGCAGATGGTGTTGTCGGTGGCGAACAAACTTGACCGCGCCGAGGCGATCTTTAATGATTTGGCGTTTATGTTGCGTGACCGGTATGACGGCAAATTGTTGCAGGCTATTGGCCGTAAATCTGTGACGCTACCTAATGGGTCGCGGTGGGAAATCCGTGCGGCGTCACCGTCGCTTCACGGCGGGTCATACGATCTCATTGTTGTCGACGAGCTGTGGAACATTAGTGCCGCGGTGCTAGACGATGCTCTCCGGCCGTCGCAAATTGCGCGGCCTAACCCGCTGTTGTCTATGTGGTCAACGGCTGGCGACGAAGGGTCGACGTCGATGATCCAATACCGGGAAAACGCGTTAGCAGAAATTGACCGCGGTGAACGGTCGTACTCGTATTTTGCTGAATGGTCAATGCCACCTAATTGTGATCCCCGCAACGAGGCATCGTGGGCGTGGGCGAACCCGGCGCTCGGGCGCACTGTGACGTATCAAGCGTTACGGGTCGCATCAAAAAAAGACTCGTTTGCTAGGGCGCATCTTAATTTGTGGCAGGCGTCGCGGGGTGCTTGGCTAGCGCCCCATGAATGGGACGACTGGAAAACAATCGATCCGATGCCGCCCGGTGGCGTGCTTGCCGTGGACTCATCGGTCGACGATGCCCGCTATGTCGGGGTGCGATCCACAGTCAAAGACGGCCGCATACATACCTACGCCGAGTTTGTGGTTGACAACGAGGACGCGATGTGGGCAGAAATTGAACGGGTACTCACCGATAAAACGGTGCGGCTAGCGATCACGCCGACGTTGGAAATACATTTACCTACCCGGTATTCGTCACGGTACACACTTGTTGGCTACGGCGAGCTTTTGAAATACACCGCGCTTGCTCGGGCCATGATCCTCGAAGGCAAGGTTGCGCACTACGGGCAACGCAACCTCGACGAGCACATGTACCGAGCGGTTATGAAAAAAACCGCGCAAGGCGCTGTGTTGTCATCACAGGCATCACCGGGGCCGATTGAATTAGCACGGTGCAGCGTGTGGGCTATCGCATTGGTGTCACGCCCGGTTAATTCTCAAAAACCCGTGTTCGTTGTCGCAAAGTGACGTAATCTGTGGTAGGCGTCTGCCTATGATCGTCGGGACATAGGTAGCCGCCACTAATCGAGGAATAATGGCAATCTTTACCCGCAAAGAAACAAAAGCGCAGATAGCAGCACCGCCAGTAGGAAAAGCAGCCGCAGCCGGTACGGGTTTTGTGTCAAGTTTTGCGACGTCAATGGTCGGCCAGTATTACACCTACCAAGAAGGCGAAGCACGAAACCGCGCTATGCAAGTACCCGCGATTAGTCGCGCCCGTGATCTTCACGCGTCGGTTATTTCAGCTATGCCGCTAAAAATGTACCGCGAGTTTTGGAACGAAACAGAACGCGAAATGGAAGATGAGTATTTAGCGCCGCGATCGTGGCTACGTCGACCTGATCCACAAATCCCGTATGAGACGCTTATGGCGTGGACGTTTGACGATTTGTTCTTTTTTGGTCGCGCGTTTTGGTACATCACGTCCCGCACCGCTGACGGTTTCCCTGCGTCGTTTACACGTTTGCCGTCCGGGTCAATCACCACCGAGGATCAGGTTGGCCCGGTGTGGTTCGCACCGTCAAACGAGGTGTACTTTCAGGGCGGCAAACTCGACTCAACAAATCTTGTGCAATTCATCAGCCCGTTGCAAGGCGTGATCTATTCAAGCGAACAATCCATTTTGACCGCGTTGAAAATCGAGGACGCACGATACAGAAACGCTAACACCGCAATCCCGTCGGGCATTTTGAAGCAGACGGGCGGCGAACCGTTATCTGCCGCCGAGTTAGCCGATCTCGCCGCAGCGTTTAATGCGGCACGGCAAACTAATCAGACAGCAGCTTTGAACGAATATTTGTCGTACGAGGCCACGACCGCGACACCGGACAAGATGCTACTGATTGAGTCGGCGCAATTCTCGGCACTACAAATGGCGCAAATCTGTAACATACCGCCCTATCTGTTGGGCGTACCAACCGGGTCATACGCCTATACCAATAGCCGCGAGTCTCGTTGGGATTTATGGCTATACGGCACTAAAACCTACGCCGAGTGCATCACATCAACCCTGTCGGGCAATAACGTGCTACCAAATGGCACCTACGTCGAGTTCGATACCGACGAATACCTCGGCGAGATCGACGACGCCGACATGAACCGCAACATGGAAATTGAAGAACCCGAAACAGGGGAGTCACGCGCCTAATGCCGTGGCACATCGAGACCGACAACGCCAGTTGCGACGGTTACGCCGTAGTCAAAGACGACGACGGCGAAATCGAAGGTTGCCACCGAACCCGTGAAGCAGCCGAACGCCAATTAGCAGCCCTCTACTCATCAGAAACAAACGCGACCAAAGGACATCAAAACATGATCCGCTTCACCGCTAACAACGTCACCGTCGACGCAGCCGCCGGAGACACACCAAGCCGCACCATCACCGGGATCGCGGTGCCATACAACGAAACCGCGGTTGTATCCGACGGCCAAAAGGTACGTTTCAACGCTGGCGCGTTACCCGTTGACGGTAAAGCACCAAAACTGTTTATGTACCACGACTCATCGCAACCGGTAGGCCTTGTCACCGAACGCGTCGACACTTCCGACGGCATGTTGTTTAGCGCCAAGATCAGCGCCACCGCAGCCGGTGACGAAGCACTAACACTTGCACTAGACGGCGTACTCGACTCTGTGTCGGTCGGCGTCAACCCAACCGCGTTCACATACGACGATGACGGCACCATGATCGTCAGCAAAGCCGAGTGGCTAGAATTGTCATTAGTCCCCATTCCCGCGTTCGCAGGTGCTACTATCACCGATGTAGCCGCAAGCGCCACAACTCCCGACGACACAACCGAACCCACGCCAACCGTCGAGGAGACAACACAAGTGGACACCAACCCAATCGAAACAGTCGTAGAGGCCGCGGCAATTCCAACCGCACCACTTCCCGCACAGCCAAAGCGCAAGTTTGACATGCCAACAGCAGCCGAATACTTGGCCGCATACCACATTGGCGGCGACACATTCGCAAACGTGCAAGCAGCAGCACGCGAGTTTGCATTGTCAAAGCAAACAGCATTGCAAGCAGCAGCAGGCGATACGCTCACCACCGATACACCCGGTTTGTTGCCCGTGCCAGTTCTTGGCCCCGTGTTTGACGATTTGAACTACATTCGCCCGGTTGTGTCAGCAATCGGTGCGCGTGCGATGCCTGACGGTGGACAATCAAAAACATTCATTCGCCCAACATGGACGACACACACTTCAGCCGGTGCGCAATCACCAGAATTGAACCCAGTATCAGCAACAACGCCTGTTATTGCCTCGAACGTCGTTTCTAAAACTACGATCTCAGGCCAAGTCACCCTCTCAGTTCAAGACGTGGACTTTACGAGCCCCGGTGCTATGGACATCATTTTGCGCGATCTCGTCGGCCAATACATGTTGCAAACCGATGCCGTTGCATGTAACGCAATCACCAACGGTGGCACCGCATCAGGTTCAACATGGACTGTTACCGCAAACGATCCGTCGACGTTGATCGCGGCGTTGTATGACGCAGCAACCGACATTCTTGCGGCGACAAACTTCCTACCTGACCACATTTTTGTTAGCACCGACGTATGGAAGAAACTTGGCTCACAGCTTGACGCTGACAAGCGCCCAGTCTTCGCCTACACCGGCGCAGCAGGTCTAATGGGCGTTAACGCAATGGGCAACGGCGCAGTAACCTCGATGAACGTGTTTAACCCGTTTGGTCTGAACCTCGTTGTTGATCGTGCATTTGGTGAAAACACAATGACCGTCGCACGCGGCGCAGCAATTGAGTTTTACGAGCAAGTACGCGGCATCATGTCGGTCGAAGTACCAAGCACACTCGGTCGCACATTCTCGTACTACGGTTACGTTGCAACCTTTATTGCTGACGGCGACCAAGTAAAAGAAATCGCAATCGCTTAACCCGAAAGGCCAAACATGGCCGAGGAAGCCGCCATCACGTTTCGCTACCGCATGGACGACTATGCGGTAGTGCAACTACTCACAAACGTCAACGTCACCGTCGGCGAAGAAGTAGAAATCTCCGGTGTACCCGGCGGTTTCAACGATTCCGGCGTGATCGTCACCGCGTTACCGCAATACAAGTTTTTAGGCACAGACTCCGACGGCGTACTCATGTACGACTACGAGTACCCGATCCCTAACCAAGTGTTGTACCAAAACCCCGGTGCGGACGTCGAGTACGGGCCGTGCGATCCGTACGGGTCACTGGAATACGCGTATGTTTGTACATGGTTTAGCGTCACGGAATTAACAAACTATTTAGGCATTACCGTTGCAACCACCGCCGAAACAACGTTCCTCACCCAATGCCGCAATTCGGCCAACAGCTTTTGTTTTCGTCGACGTCGTGAAGCCGGATACAGCGACCAACTAGCCGTGGTGCCTGACGAGTCCGTAAAACTCGGCGCAATCATGTATGGCGCAGCGTTGTACCGTCAACGCGGCTCTATCGACACGTTCGCAAGTTTCGATCAAATGTCAACCGCACCCGTTACCGGGCTATCACCAATGATTAAAGCGTTGCTCGGCATTGACCGCCCGCAGGTGGCCTAATGGCGTGGCCCGACCTATTCAACGAAGGCATCGACGACCTAGCCACCACGCTCGCCACGATTTCCGGGCTACGCGTCGTGACGAACCCTAAAGACATTAACCCGCCGTGTGTGTTCATTAACGCCCCGTCAATCGACGCATGGAACTACAACATCGCAAAAATGGAAGTGCCCGTAGACGTCGTAACACTTGGCCCGGCATCGCTTGACGCCCTACGGGACATACTGGCGATCGTCGCCAAGCTGTTAGCCAAAAACGTTGCCGTCACGTCAGCAACCCCGGCAGTATTCGAGGTCGGTTCACAAACTTATGCCTCTTACCGTGTTATTATCCCTATGCAGGTACAAACAGCATGAACACCGAATACATCATTGTCAGCGAGCGAGTCGGGAAACCGGGCGCATCGTTCACACCCGCCGAAGGCGTCAACGTCGAGGCGTTACTTGCTGGCGGTTTTATTGCCCGCAAAACTTCCCGACAAAACAAAACAACCACAACAACCGAGGAAGTAACCGAGGACAATGGCAACTAGCACCTACCTTTCAAACCCTGTCGTGACCGTCAATTCGGTTGACCTATCCGACCAATGCACCGCGGCAACATTCACACACCGTTTTGACCAGCTCGAAGCGACCGCGTTCGGTGACACCGACCGCAAATACGTCAAAGGTTTAGGCAACCACGAAGTAACGCTCTCGCTTTACATGTCATACGCAGCAAGCGAGACCTACGCAACACTTGCCAGCCTTGTCGGCACCACGACCACGGTGCGCGTACAACCAAGCTCGCCACCGGACTCCGCGACAAACCCCGGTTTCATTTTGACTGGCGCGTTTCTCGCTGAACTACCCGTGATCAACGCAACAATGGGCGAACTCTCAACCGTCGACGTAACGTTTGTTGGCGGCACTTACACGGTTGACACCACCGTTTAAATAACCCTTTACCCGGCGAAAGGCCCGACATGAAACTCACCCTACGCGTAGACACCGGCAACGGCCCCTACGAAATCAGCACCAACCTCGCGGTCATAGTTGCGTGGGAACGCAAATATCGACGTAAAGCAAGCGATCTTGCTAGCGGTATCGGCATGGAAGATTTGGCATACCTTGCCTACGAAGCAAGCAAACGCGCAAACATTGTCGTACCCGTCGAGTTCGACAAGTTCATCGACAAACTTGTAACGCTAGAAGTAGTCAGCGAGGAACCCGAAAACCCTACCGAGCAGGCACCTACCGACACGCCCTAGCCTCGCTGTTAGTTGCTATCGGTTGGTGGCCGCATGAGATAGAGTTCACTACTGACGACCTAGCCACGGTCACAAAGATTTTGAACGACCAACGAAAGCGACTCCGATGAAAAGCACAATGCAGGTGCAAGGCATCAAAGAAACGCTACGCGAAATCCAAAAACTCGACCCAAAACTACGCCGCCAAATCACCAAAGAGTTCAAAAAAATCGGTGCACCAGTCGTCAACGAAGCAAAAAACATGGTGCCACAAACCCCGCCACTATCGGGTTGGGGTCGAGTATGGCAAACACCCGGCAGCCGTTTCCAAATGTTGCCGTGGGACGACGCAACCGCCCGAAAAATGATCGACACTAAAGTAAGCAGCAAACGCCCCCGCGAATACCGCGGCGTAGTGCGCGATCTAGCTGTGGTTGCGGTGCGTTGGCGTGGCGCAGTAAATACCGTGTTTGACATGTCACGCAACCCGGAAACCCCACAAGGCGCGGTCATGATCGACGCGTTAAATAACCGTTACGGCCGGGCGAGTCGTGTTATGTGGCCTGCTATGGAAAAACACAAAGACACCGTAGAGAATGAGATCGAGCAACAAGTGCGGGTTGTTATGGCGTCAGTAGATCGAGCGGTGAAATAATGGCTATTCGAATACCGATTATTAGCGATTATTACGACGGTGGCGTTAAGAAGGCACAACAGTCGTTTAAGGATTTAGCCAAAAACGCCGCGCTTGGCGCTGTGTCATTTGGTGCATTATCAGCGTTTATTGGCAAGGCAACCCAAGCCGCGATAGCCGATGAAAAAGCCCAAGATTTACTTGCCCAACAGTTGCGCATTTCTACTCGCGCCAGCCAAGCCCAAATTGACGAAGTTGAACGCGCTATAACCGAAATGTCGTACCAAGCAGCCGTCGCTGACGACGAGTTACGTCCCGCGCTTGGCAACCTTGTACGCGCAACCGACGACGCAGCCAAAGCACAAGAAATCCTCGCACTAGCACTTGACATTTCCGCGGCAACCGGCAAACCATTAGAAGCCGTCAGCGTGGCATTAAGCAAAGCCTATTTAGGCCAAGTCACAGCACTACAACGATTAGGCGTACCGCTCGACCAAGCAGCTGTAAAAGCAAAAGATTTTGACGCCATTATGGGCGATCTAAACGACAAGTTCCGCGGTTCCGCCGACGTGTTCGCCAAGTCCACCGAAGGCCGCATGAAAACGCTACGCATTGCGGTTGACGAATTAAGCGAAGAAATCGGCAAACGACTATTGCCAGCGTTAAGCCGGGTTGCCGACGTCGGTATTCCGGCTGTAAAAAACTTGGGTTCAGCGTTTGACGGTTTATCCAAAGCAGTAGAAGGCGCACAAGAAGATCAAGGATTTTGGGAAAAAACATTTAAGCGATCATTTCAAATGGCGTTCGACATCACCGGCGGTTTCCTCGCCCGCATGGTGTTTTTACGCAACGAAACCGAAAAAAGCGCTAACTCGTTTAGTTTGTTTGCCAACGCCGCAAACATTATTAAAAACGCCGGGCAAAACATCAAAGACGTGTATTTACCCGAACTGGAAAAAACAAGCACCGCCACCGACAAAACAAACCAAAAAACCAAAGATTTACGCAAAACGATACGCGACGCATTCACCGACGCTCGGGATCGAGCAGCAGATTTCTTGGGCAACATAGTGCGGGTACGCGACGAGTTCGCAAAAACCATTAGTGACGCCGTTCGCGGTGCAATAGATTTCGGTGCGATCCAATCAACCGCCAAAGAAGCTGGTACGACGTTCATAGCGACTCTTGCGGAAACCGTAGGCAAGGCCCGGACATTCGCCGAACGCTTGCGTCAACTTATTAGCGCC